ATCAAGTATAGCTGAAATATCGGGATAATCGATAGACCCCGAAAGACATTAGGAAAGACTAACATCTAAAAGATGTAAAAGCCAGGTTTCGACCCGCAAGGATAATCAGCCGTTTAACTTAAAGATAAACATAACCAAGAGGAGAATACGATTATGAGTATTCAAATTACTACTTCTTTTGTAGAGCAGTATAGTTCAAATGTATCTATGCTTTCTCAACAAATGGGAAGTAAATTAAGAGGTTCTGTTGATGTGGAAAATATTAATGGTAAAAACGCATTCTTCGATCAAGTCGGAGTTACTGCTGCTCAATTAAGAACGAGTAGACATGGCGATACACCACAAATAGATACACCGCACAGCAGAAGAAGATTGAGCTTGGCTGATTACGAGTGGGCTGATTTAGTTGACGATGTCGACAAAGTTAGAATGCTTGTGGATCCAACAAGTTCATACGCTAAAGCAGCGGCAGCGGCTATGAATAGAGCAATGGATGATGTTATCATAACTTCATTCAACGCATCTGTAGCAACTGGTGTAGCTGGTGGCGGATCGGAGGCTTTACCTTCAACGCAAAAAACTGCAACTTCAGATCAATCAGATGGTTTGACTATTGCAAAACTTTTGTCTGCGAAGAAAATCCTAGATAACAACGATGTAGATCCATCTTTAAAGAGATACATTGTTTGTGGACCGCAACAAATATCAGATCTATTAGGAACTACTTCAGTTACAAGTGCTGACTTTAATACAGTTAGAGCTTTATCAACTGGAGAAGTAAATTCATTCCTAGGATTTGAGTTTATAATGTCAACAAGACTAAACAAGGATGCAACTAACACTACTGACAGATTAGTTTTTGCTTATACTGAAGATGCTATTAAATTAGGTATCGGTAAGGATATTGGAGCAAAAATTTCTGAAAGAGCCGACAAGAGTTACAGTACACAAGTATATTACTGTATGACTTTAGGTGCTGTCAGAATGGAAGAAAAGAAAGTTGTTCAAATCCCTTGTCACGAAGCATAATAGGAGGATAGAAATATGGGAACTAAAAATACTGATCTAGTAGCAAATTTCGAAGCGTCTCCTTCAGTTGCTAATAGTGCTACTGAACTTCATGGTGTTGTAAGAACAGCTCATGGAACAGTTGAACTAGCAAGTGGCGATAGTGACGATAACGATATTGTTATGTTAGCACCAATCCCAAGTAAGGCTGCTGTACCAAGTTTATTTATTGGTTCAGACACACTTGGCGGTTCGTGTACTTTCAATGTAGGGATATACACTTCAGCTGGAGTAGTTAAAGACGAAGATGTATTCGCAAGTCTAGTAGCCGATGCTGCTGGAATGGCGGATGTTCGTTTTGAAGCTGCCAATATAGATACAGCTGGAAAAAAGATGTGGGAATTAGCTGGAGACAGCTCTGATCCAGGCGGATATTACTATATAGCGGCTACAATGGCTGCTGATGGTCAAACTGCTGGAACTATGTCTTGGAACATTTCATACGTTGTAAATTAAGACAATAAAATTTTAGGCGGGGAAAGCGAGAGTGGATCCCGCCTAGAGTGCATGACAAAAAAAATCGATAAACCAAAACTTGTATTACACTTTAAGAGTGGCAATCATATTTATAGATATGTTTTAGTTGATCGATTTAAACACGACAATAAAAACCACTATGGTTTTGATACGAAGCAAGAATTAACTGAAGCTGAAATATTTGCTTTGGTTAAACCAAGAAAGTTAAGACGTAAATATATAACCAACAAATAGGAACACTAAATGTTAAAAGGAAAAAAAGGCAAACCAGCAAAACCTAAAAATAAACAATTAGCAGCTATGTATGGTAATAAAAATAAAATTACCAGAGGCGATATTATTACAGCAGCTAAAAAAAATAAAGGGAGAGCATAATGGCTAAACCTGGATTATATGCCAACATTCACGCCAAAAGAGCTAGAATTAAGGCGGGTAGTAAAGAAAAAATGAGAAAACCTGGATCTAAAGGCGCACCAACAGCAGCAAACTTTAAACGAGCTGCTAAAACAGCAAAGGCATAATAAATGGCATCTGTAATACAAATTTGTAACTCTGCATTAAATCAATTAGGAGC